GTTTCATTATATAAAAGGAAAAGCCGTGGCTTCAAAACCTTTTCTTCACCAGGATTCGGAACTATCGCTTGGCACCGTCCTTCGTGGGCTTCGCTGGCGGGCGGGATTTGTCGGTTGCTGAAGAAGTGTTTGACTTTTCATCATCCTCCTTTCTGTCCGCTTGATCCTCCTGCTCAACCTTCAGCCAGTCTGCGAGTGGGGCTCGAACAATGGAGCCATGTCTCACTCTTTTGACGGAAGGGATATTGGATTTGTGTAATCCCCTCATGTCAAAATCTCCTTGGTAATACCCAGCGTTTGCCGTCCAAATGTTGTACGTGGTTCCCAACGTGGCATTCGCTGTGTGACCGATATTGACGGTCACTGATCCTGGTCGCAAGTTTGCGGGGACACGAATGTTCCAGGAAAAGTAAATCCAGCTCGCTGCTGTGATCGTGACGAAATCCAAGGAATTTGTTATTCCGTCATCAAAAGACTGCAACTCACCATCATAGTAGAGTTCAAAAATAGCACTCGTACCATAATTGGAGCCAGTTTTGGAGTTGGTAATCCAGCCAACAAAGGCAAGATCCCATGACGCAGCAATACCATAATTGGCATTACAGGTCAACCGTCCTCCAACGTAGTTTCCCCCTGCGACAATATCATTCTGGATTATCGTTGCAGAATAGGGGGGGTAACGCGCATCCGGGTCCCAGCCGAAATTGTAGGCAATGTTCTCAGTTTCGTTCACATCTACCTGGTAGGAAGATACTGGCATGAACTCACTGGGTACAGTGTCATAAAAACGGCATTTCCAGCGCAACTCAAAACTGCCCAACTCCAAAGGAGTCGCCCAAATATTGGGCGGCGATTCGTTGAACAAAATGAGGTGTCCGTAACTGCTGACGCGGGGATCACTGTTGAAACCCTGACCGTCTGAACTGTCACGTAACCACATGCGCCCTCTCATGAATCTCTTTAAACTCCAAGTTTTAGGCTTAGAGTAAAGGCCGGACATACTGTAGGACTTGTCACGGTCGACAGCCCACGTTTCAAGAGAGGTGGCGTCAAACTGAGGAGCCGGATTAGTTGCATCCGGATCATAGTAAGCACGCCATGAGCCACCACCTGTCTCCGCTAGCCGAGGGCGGTAGACGAGAGTCAACTCCATGTCGAACTTCTCATGCACATCAGCAATTGCTTTCACCTGCGAGTTAGTAGCATCAGCTCCAACACCAAGCAACGCGAGCGCATAGGGGTTTAAATCAAGGTATCCGAGTGCATGATCTGCAGGCCCGGACCCTCCGGCTGAGGTGCCATCATACAACAGAGACCCATACTGATAGGGTAAAGTTGCACCATCTGTTGTAATGATATTCAGCAACGTTGCACCAGAAAGTTCTGCATGAACTTTGAACTGGTTGATCCCAAGACGACCCGTTGGCTGAGCCCGCGTGAGAGGAACTCCCCGCGGAACACCTGAACGGCGACCACCACTTTTAGGTTGCCGCCTACGCCGACGCTTGCTCCCTCCAGGTCCCTGGCCTGCATAGCCACGGGTTCCAGAGTAAACAACCGCCGGTCCACCACGACCACTCGAACCTTTCTTCAAAACGGAGTCAATGATATTCCCCATAGGGTCCTTCATCTTAGAACGGACGATCTTGTTACCTTCAGGGCGGGTATACACAGATCGACCGACTCGACGTTGAGGATTGTTCGCAATCTCAATAACCGGTGTTCCATCAAGTTCTCGCCCATTAGAATATTGTTGGGCTGTACTTTTCTTGGTCCACCTTTCATTTGAGCCAAACATGGAACGCGAACCACGAGGAACTACTTTGTTCGGACTCGTGTTTTTCCGATCCATTCTTGGTGGTCCTTCACCTGGGTACCCAAGAGTTGCATCAAAAGGGTACTCAAGTGGCGCGAGATGGCGTCTCGCTTTCCCTGATTTCAGGGTGAAAAAGGTTTTAGCAGCCTTGCGCTGAAGGCTCCAAGGAACTTCTTCGATATCCTGAATGAGATACTGATCTGCAAGTCTCTCACTCATACGGCCCATGTTGAAATCGTGTCTCTTTGCAAGCGCATCATCGAGATCAACAGCGGGAACTTTGGCGTCGAACTCACCATAAAGCTTCCCGGAGGTCCAGTTAGGACCTACATAATTGCCATGGAGTGGAACGGGTACACCTCCAAAGACAACTTCACTCGGCGCATCGCCGGGTGGGCCTTCACCTGGATAACCAAGCGTGGGATCAAATTCTGACGTAAATTCAAACAACTCTTCCTTCTGGTCGGCACACATCTCAAGCACAAATGTCGGGATCAATTTCTTGGTGGATCCAGAGCCCGACTCCATGGCAGTGTAGAGATAGTACAACTCTTCATCAGATTTGTGCAATGCCAGCACATCTTTCCATTTGATTCCTCCGCGGATTTCCTGGTCGAGAGGGGTTGTATGAAGCACCCCCCCCCACTTCGCCAAAAGACGGTTCCTAATCCGTCCCAAAGTTTCGCGTGCCTCACGACTTCCCCATGAATCCAAACGTAGCGCTTCTATGCGAAGTAGCTGCCACGCAGGATCCACGAGGAGCGTCTCGTTGCTCATTTGGCGTGGGCAACGAGGTGAACCTTCAACAAGACAACCAATGACTCGGTCTACGTTCGGGGAAGGTAGGTAGACATCGCCATGGAGCTCACTCACCTGTGAAAGGTAAACACACTCATCAAAAGGTCTGGGTTCAACACAATCGGTTTCAAATGCCACTCCAATCCACTCTTCGAGTACACTGGAAATGTTCACCGGATTGTACCAATCCAAGTTAGTGGTAAAAACTGCGTCATCACCACAAACAGATAACTCGACGTCCTCGCAAAAGGTCGAAAAAGTTACCTCCAAACCTCTCTCCCAAGCTAACATAATGTAAGCGAAGAAGAATGCATCAACCATACCAACCGTGTTGTCCACGATGGTATTGGGGCCACCTGATTCCTGGCCTCCTTGTTCCTGGATGAAATCACCTTCCTCCGAGAGAACAAGTCGATAACACTGAAGTGTGTAGAGTTGCTGTAGGGCCCAAGCCTCCTGATGTTCCAACTGCATAGTGATTGCTCTAAGCCAGGCTAACCACTTGTAGAAGAGCATAAAGAAGCGAGTGTCCCATTGCTTGCCATCGATGGAGTATGACCCACGCTTCGACTTCCGAAAATGTCGACGGGCCAAACGATTCCATTCGCCAAGGAATTTTGTCAATCCAACTGTGTGGAAACCGGTGTTTGAAGCGCCCAACTGATAGAATCTTTGATTCCACTGATGGCAACGCCGGTTGAAGGAAACAACCATTTCGATCGGTGCAATCTCAAAATGGCGAGGGTCCTTACCCAACTTGCGGACCTCATCTTTCTGTTTCTTCATGTGCAAAGGCACTATTGGTGTTTCAGTGTAGAGCGCTTCATCAAACTCATGCAACACCGCTAGGCCATTCCAAGGTCGACCATCAACCTTCTCTGCCTTCACAAAGTCCCGCTTCATGCGAAACTGGTGACGCCATGGCTCACCCACAGCTTTTGAGAGGTCGATGACATCGATGGTATCCGCCAACGAAATGACTTGAGTTCCAGCCATACTAGGTGCTAGCCAGTTCTCCATCCAATTCGAGGCGAATTTGAAGGCTCGTAGAGCCAAAGGGGTTACCGACCAACCTATAGACCAAGGTCGATCGAACTTCTTGATGTTTCTGTAAGCAGCTTCCTTGGAAGCGACAACAGGAGCATATTTTTGCAAATACTCCTTACCGAGACATTTTAAAATCTCAGTGTCTTGGACTTTGTCACTCTTTGGATAGCTGTACCTTTTCCCAATAGGTGCGCTGCGAAACGGAGTCGTCAAATACTCAAATTTGGCCTCTCGAAACGCAGTTGATGGTACAAAGGTATCAAACTCCCCAATTGCACTCTTCGCTCCTGAAAAATGCATACGATGAGGAATCCCATCTGTTCCAAAACGAAAACCCAACCGAGCACCATTCCTGGCATAGAAACAGTAAGATTGGTAATTAAACGTCTGTGGCAACAAAACGGGAGAGATAGGGTTGTAAACCTTCTCTCGATTGAGGAACTTCAACATTTCAGAAGTTAAGGGGTAAAAGAGGTTACTCTTCGTTGCAGGAGAGTAAGCACAGTGAATACCAACCACTGCAGATGATTGGCAAGACCAGATGGCTGCGCCACACGAACCTGTCCAACTGCTGCCCCAGTGCTGGACAAACATAGGATCAGACGTATGAGCGCGAGCTGATGTAGTTTTCTGGTACCACTTTCCGGGTGGATCTCCAGGTGTAAGTTTCTTTGAAACATCCATACACGCAAACCCAAGATCGATGATGTCTGTCTTCCATTCGCGGATTGAAGCCACGCGAACCTTACCAGCCATAGCTGGTGGAATAGGAAACCAAATCAAATCTGGATGAAACTGCATCCCATCCCCTCTTTTTACAGTAAACTCCCCTTGTTGCAGGCGAACGACTGCGGTTTCGCCAACCTGCTTCCCTGCTTGCTCAAACAAGTGCACACAAGTTACGACCCCTGGTCGTCCGCAACTTGCGATGACTGTGACGTGCATTGTGGAACCATTTTCCACCAGCCAGATCTGACCCAGCGATTGACATGCTGGTCCAAAATCCATACCCAAGTTACCATGAACGAGAGCTTCTGGTTCAATAGGCTGATCTGCCCACTGATAACCACCCGCAGCTGTTGCATAAGTGCGGGGGCCTGGTGGCAACGCCGGACGTTTCTCCTCCGGAGGAGGAACTAGCATCATGTAGGATTTCTGCTCCTTTGCATCTTCCTCTTTTGCCTCTTCAGCGTTGAGTCGGGTGAAACGAGCGATAGTTCTTGCAAACTTTCGCCCTTCTCTCTCCGCGACCAAAACTGCTATGCGGTCCATAGCATCAATATCTTTGCGCTCCATAGCTTCACGGGCCTCGATAAACTCACGCTCATCAAGTAGAAGTTGAATAGCACGGATATTGTAACGCAGTGCTGCCTGCATTTGTTCCAAACGCAATTGCCGAAACTGATCAATGACCTCCTCACGACGTTCCGACAATAATTGTCTGCGTTCTGGGTCCTCCTCACGATTGGCAGGATCATACTCTTGTGCAAGATGATCACCAAACTGCCTGTCAGTATGCAAATTATCATATGCATGACGGGGATCTTGTGCTTCCCCTTTAGGACTGACATCGGTTGGACTTTCGTTGTACCGGCGCTTAGCATGCGCCCTCTTCTTTGCGTGGAATCTCTGATGCATACGCGAAATAAGAGACTTAGTAGTGCTCTCGGAACCTTCCATACGCACACCACCAAGTTCGACCTTGCGCCACTCACTAATCGGTGCATGTGAGTTACGACAAGGACTGTAAGTACAAGCTTCAGGACGCTTTCCTCTCCACTCCAAACCTTTAACTTGAACCAAATTGTACAAGGTCACACGTCTATGACGAGGGCAGACCATTGCACCATTGTTGTCTTCCCAAACAACTTTGAAGTTACGCCCTTCGAAGTCCGGTCCTGTAAGATCTATCTCACAGGTCAGCGGAGAATCATAAGGGTGTAGAAACTGTTTCACTCCTTGTCGGAGCTTCCCAGCAGAGTCATAAAAACTCGTATCATGAACTCCTTCAAATGGTTCGTATTGAACTTCACCTCCATCCCAGTCGGGGTCACTCTTGAAGTGTGATGCCCAATAACGCGCTCGAGCTTCACGAATTTCATCAAAAGTAAGTTCAATTGGTTCGGTTTTGAGTACTTCGAGCACTTTGCAATGCTCGCAACAATTCACACAGTTACCACAACCACATTTCCTGGCAGTTCGCTTACACAGCAAACAACCACCCATTCTGTCCAGATTGATAAGCGCGATACCCGCACTAGCTGTGCTGAGTTCGGCCGCTGCTACGGCCTGCTGCGTCTGCGCTTGAATCAATTTTGCCTTGTTCGGTGCAGTTGTGGTCTCATGTCCTGCACGCCAAACTTGGGCTAGGTCACCAATTATCCCTTCCTGCTCCACCTTAGCTTTCGCTTCGATGGTGGGAGTCTCGGTAACAGTAGCACTAACTGGACGCGGCTGATCAACCGACTGGATTTTCTTGGACACGCGGGTTGCCCTTCCCCACTTGTACATGGCAAATCCTAAGGCCACCGAAAACAACGTAAAACCAAGCGCCAATGCAACGCCTGCCTTCTTGACTTTACGCCAGCTCTCTGCATCTGAATACAAGAGAGCTACAATTTCTGTATAGCCTTGCTTTACTTGACATTTCCTAGCTAAAGCTTTCAACAGAATATTGCGTTGATCAACTCGGGTCCTATTGTGTCGATTCCACATAATCCAACCACAACCTTGGCAAAACACCTCAAGGCCGGGATTAGTTTTCTGCAGTGGATGCGACAAAATAAGAAACTTCCCCATCCCGTGGCACATGGTCCAGCGTTCCGTTACTTTTTGCTCAGCATACGGGACGTATTGTACCACAGCCAACTGGACCCACCAGTTCACGAGGGAAACAGGGTCATTAATCCTGATTAAAGTTTCACTCTCACCATCAGGCGTATAGGTGATGAGTTTAACCCCAGGCATAACTCCTGTGTACTTGCCTTCTTCAAGTGGAGAAACAATGTCCACCCGGATGACCTTGCCAGCGTTCTTTGCAACGACATTGGCAAAATTCTGAGTCACCTCTTCGAAGCTATCAACTACAACGTCAACTGGAACCTCGACATCCATAGCTTTGGTCAAAGGGGAAGTAATATCTTGCACTTCCTTAACACGAAAAACAAACTTCCGTGCATTCGCAATGAGCCAATTCAGTCGAGCCATAGTACGTTTCCTCTCGATCAACATACTCCCCAACAATGGAATTAAGGAAAATCCCATGAGAGTATTCAGGATGCGCGAACGACGCACAACCTCTGGTTCATTTCTCTCGAGTTCTGACTTGTTGAGAACGTCATGGATTTTGCGGCCAACTGCAAGGGAGAAAATGCCAAGGACCGACATCTGTATCAAGTCCATACCCATAAACTCCACGGCAGCGAAGAAATCTTGAACGATCTCCAAGCTGCTGGCCACACCAAATCCTCCTTGGAACAAGAGAAAAATAGGCAACGCAAACCAACCAATAGATGCAAACCAGGCTGTGGTTGCTGTTCCAACCATTGAGAGCAACATACTCATCAATAGGGAACGCTGCGCGCCTTTGTCTGACTGCAGACGCAACCACCAACGAGCAAAATGACCCACCTGCTTCATACGATTTTGGGTTCTTTTTTGCTCTACCTGCTCAACTTCAAGTTTCTTTGCACCATCGAGAATGGGCTTCAGCACATTGTCTTGCGTGAGGCCAACTAGCTCTTCAGCCAGCTGGCGATCAGCAACTGGGACACACTCAATTGTTTCCTCAATGACAGACTGCGCTTTAGCCTCCAATTCTCGTTTCTTCTGTTCATCATCCTCGAGAGCTGAAGCATGTTCATCAAGGGCACGCTCCATCTCTTCAAGGGTTGGACTTGCAGAAGCTGGTCGGCTAGTCAAGGCGGGTAATCCGTTAACCCACTCCTTAACATTTGGCCCCAGGATAACTGGTCGGGTGCTACTGCTGCAGCTCCTAACCAACAAGTCGATCTCAGTACGAGGTAGAGGCTCCTGTGCGACCGGACACAAATCCGGACACGACATCTCAACACTCGCCTTTGGCGGACCCTCACCTGGGTAACCCAAAGTGGCATCAAACTCCTGGTAAACTTTAAAATCCTCGGCAAAGACCCAATCAGGAAACTGTTCAAGCTCTTCTCGTGGTAGATCAAGCTCAAAATCACGATCCTTACTCGGGTCATCGACAACGGACATCAACGCTTTGAAAAGGTTAGTCGAAGACTCAGCCTTCATCCAAGCTTTGCGTTGATGGATACCAGCAGGACGCCAAGCTGCTGTGCCCCGACGCGGCTCGGGGTACTTTGACCATCGTTCGAAACCATCAAGCATATGACGGATCGTTCGACGATTCCGGGGACGAAGAGCCAACTTCTTTTCATCCTCCTCCGCAACTGACACTTGATTGAAACCCGAGGACACGGGGGTAGATACCCTAACTGGTCCAGG